CGCTGCCGCCCGAAGGAGAAGATAAATGACACTCGTTCTGAACGGATCGGTTGGCGTTTCGGACGTTGATGGCTCGGCTGCAACTCCTGCCATTCGCGGCACGGACGCAAACACCGGCATGTTCTTTCCTGCGGCTGATACGATTGCTTTCGCGGAGGGCGGTGCGGAGGTTATGCGGATTGATTCGGCGGGGAATGTCGGGATTGGGACGAGTTCGCCTTCAGGAAAATTAGATGTCGTTGCAACATCAGCTACATCATATTTTAATGTTCGTTCGTCTAGCATTGCAAATTCTGCTCAAGTTGTTCAAGACACAGGGGGAACGGCTTATTTTCAAAACACATACGCTTCAGGCGATGTAATTTTTGGAACGGCTGGGAACAACGCTATATTCAAAACATCATCAACCGAACGCGCCCGCATCGACACCAGCGGTAATTTGTTGGTGGGGGCGACAACCTCTGCAGCAACATTTAGGGTTTATGCGGAAAGAGCCGGGGCTCAATATGGTATGCGTCATCCAAGCGCCACTGCTGGAAGATATTTCTTTATTCAGTCCGACAGCAACAATGACTTATATGTTCAAAGTCAGGCGTTAAATGGCGTTTATCTTACAAATACGGGAACGTCTTGGCTTGCGGTTTCTGACGAAAGATTAAAAGAAAACCTTAATCCAATAAAAAATGCTGCTGACAAAGTATCAACTTTGAGGGCGGTCACAGGAAAATATAAGACTGACGAAGATGGTGTAAGTCGCTCGTTTCTTATAGCACAGGACGTTCAGGCTGTTCTGCCAGAAGCTGTTAGCGTAAAAAATGACGACGAGAAAACCCTTGGTCTTTCATACACAGACGTCATCCCACTCCTCGTCGCCGCCATCCAAGAACTCAAAGCAGAAAACGACGCACTCAAAGCCCGCGTGGAAGCACTAGAGAATGTTTGACTGGGTAAGCATCGCCTCTCAACCAATCGCAGCGGGTCCGATCTCGGGTGCGCTGGTTGAGCCTATTTTTATTGTATCAGGCGTTGGCGATGCACAGGGTTCCTGCACGGTACAGGCGGTTGGGGCATCTACGGCAGCGGCTGTTGGTGATGCTTCCGCAGAGGCTATTGTTTCCGGTGTCGGCAGGGCCGTTGTTCAGTCCGTGGCTTCGGCCTCCGGTTCTGCGACCGTATCAGGCATTGGAGCCAGCACCTTTGAGGCCATAGGCTCGGCTGCTGGTACAAGCACGGTCATCGCCTACGGGAACGCGGTTACGGCTATTGTCGGCTCTGCCTCCGGCACGGCTGTAGTCACAGGTATCGGCGCGAGCACCTTCGCGGGCGTCGGCTCTGCCTCCGGCACTTCGACGGCAACCGCAGACGGCCAGGGCGTTATCGTCCTTGAGGGCGTGGGATCTGCGGTTGGCACATGCACGGTTTCCGGTGTCCTCAGAGCCACGGGAGCCTTTGTCGGTACGGCTGTTGGAACATGTCAGGTCAGCGGTGTTCTCCGTGCGACAGCGACCTTTACTGGAACGGCAACTGGTTTTGCTGTAGTATCCGGTGTTATAAAGAATGTCGGGTGGACGCCAGAGCCGGTCGATCCAGATATTTGGGTGCAGCAACCAGTTGCGGAAGACACATGGACCCCGCAGAGCTTGGCCTCAAATAGCTGGTCCGAAGAGGCGATTGGGAGCGATACCTGGGTTCCGCAAAGTGTTCAATCTTCAAACTGGCAACGCGCCGCTTAGGAGCCATAAATGGCCGATACCTTTACCTCAAACCTGAACCTCACGAAGCCAGAGGTTGGGGCCAGCCGAGACACTTGGGGCGGCAAGCTCAACACCGACTTGGACACACTTGACGCTCTGTTCACGGCCAATGGTTCCGGCACTTCGGTTGGCTTGAAAGTCGGTACGGGTAAAACGCTCAATGCCACAGACGGTACTGTCCTACTTCCAGCGGCTGCTTCCCCTGCCCAGACGGCTGACGGCTCCGTAGTCTGGGACAGCGACGACAACCTTCTTACCGTTGGTGACGGCTCGTCGCGTAAGGTTATGGTGGATACAACGTCTACACAGACTTTGACCAACAAGACGCTGACGAGCCCAGTCGTTTCAGGCGGAACAATCAACAACGCTGTGATTGGCGGTACAACTGCTGCTGCTGGTACTTTTACGAACTTAACTGTTACTGGGACAGTAACTGGTATTAATAGCTTCCCCTCTGGTGGAATTATTATGTGGTCTGGCTCCATCGCCAGTATCCCGTCTGGTTGGCTTCTTTGCAACGGTTCAAGCGGAACTCCCGATCTTCGTGATCGTTTCGTTATCGGAGCGGGTAGCAATTATGCAGTCGCAACCACCGGCGGTAGCAAGGACGCGGTTGTTGTTTCCCATACTCACACGGCAACATCTTCCGTTTCTGATCCTGGACACAACCATAATTTTGAGCGCACAACTCAAGATGGAAACTTCGGTGCATATACACCCGTCCCAGGGGATAGTGCTGCTAATACGTTCTATACGAATACAAGCACATCAACGACGGGTATCACCGTATCAACAAGTGTTTCCTCGACTGGTCAGTCTGGGACAGATGCCAATCTGCCTCCGTACTACGCACTTGCATACATCATGAAGGCGTAAGCCCATGGAAACGCAAACCATCATCAATGTTGGTCTTGGCATAATCCTCACGATTGTTGGGTGGTTTGCGCGCCAGATTTGGGAAAACGTGCAACGGATTCAGCGTGATCTGCATGAGATTGAGGTTGATCTTCCGACGCACTACGTCCAGAAGAGCGACTACACAGAGACGATGAAGCGGATTGAGATCATGTTCGAGCGTATCTTTGATAAGCTGGAACAGAAGGCAGATCGATGAGCACGACAGAAGAAAAGCAGGAAAAGATTGCTCTTGAGATGGCTGCTTCGGCCAGCAAGGGTGCTTTGGTCGAGAAGGTTGTTTTTGCGGGCGTCCCGATCTTGTTTTCGTGCGTTGTTTATTTGATGGGCAGCTTGTCCAGCGCAAATAACGAAATCATCCAACTAAAGTCGAAAGTGGCAGTCGTAGTGAACGCGGAGAATAAGGCTATTCCTCCGCAAGGTACGACTATCGATATGGCTCAAATCCGAGAAAGCCTGAACGATAAAATCGACCGTGTTGAACGCGATGCGGCTTTGGCTAGGGCAGCGATGACGTTGGACCGTGAGAGGTCAATGGCTGCAATAGAAAAGAGCCGCATGGATATGGCCGCAGATGCTGCTGGCGCTCGCGCTGCTATCCGTTTTGAAATGGAACGTATTCGGGCAGAGCTTGATAAGCGGATACATGTCATAGAGCAAAAGAAATGATAACCGCGAAAGTGGTGCTGATTGCCTGGATGCTTGATATTCAGTCAGCGAAGGTAATGTATTTTATGCCACTCATGGTGATGCAAGATGAAGAAACTTGTCAAAGAACATTGGATGAACTTAAAGAGACGCACAAGCGAGGCTATTCATTCAATCTCGCAATTCGTGGCGCGTGTATTCCCGCGAATATAGGGGGGTAATATGGAAATCATGAAGGTTGTAGGCCCGCTATTGGGTCAGGTAGCGCCGACTATTGCGACAGCTTTAGGCGGTCCTCTGGCTGGCCTTGCTGCCAAAACACTGTCTACTGTGCTTCTTGGCAAAGAGGATGGTTCTGAGGCAGAGATTGCAAAGGCGCTTCAGGGCGCATCGCCAGATCAGCTTGCAGCTATAAAAAAGATTGATGCCGACTTTAAGACCCGAATGGCTGAGTTGGAAATCGATCTTGAGCGCATCGTTGCAGGAGATCGTGACAGCGCCAGAAAGCGTGAAGTTGCTCTTGGCGACCATACGCCTAAAATCTTGGCAGCAGCCATTACGATTGGGTTCTTCGGAATCCTGTTCTGGATGTTTGTTCACGGTGTTCCCAAGAATGGCAATGAGGCACTGCTTTTGATGCTTGGTGCTTTGCAGACTGCCTTTACGGGCGTGATTGCATATTATTTTGGTTCATCTGCTGGTTCTAAGGCCAAGACGGATGCAATGGCTAAAGGGGATGGACGGTGAAAGACAATTGGGAAGACGCCTTCCTCGCAGTGCTGAAGCATGAGGGTGGCTACGTAAACCATCCGAAAGACCCAGGCGGCATGACCAACCTCGGCGTCACCAAGCGAGCTTGGGAGGAGTACGTCGGCCATGAGGTTGATGAGGCAACTATGCGCGGCCTTACTCCCGAGGTCGTTAAACCTTTTTATAAATCCCGATATTGGGATCGCATTAAGGGTGATGATCTTCCTTCTGGTGTGGATTATGCTGCTTATGATCTTGCGGTAAATTCAGGTACTGGCCGTGCGGCCAAGTATCTCCAGCAGATCGCAGGGGTTACGGCAGACGGCGCGATTGGCCCTAAGTCTTTGGAGGCCATCAAGTCCTGCGACCCGTCAGAAACAGTAGAAGCCTTGTGCGCTATGCGCCTCGAATTCCT